GCCTCATCTAACTGTGAAAAATACGCACAATTATTTAAGTTGCTAGTTACATCACACAAAGACTCTCGTAACTCTTCTAGATGGACCATATCCCTAATATGTTTACAACCTAACTTTGATATTAGTTTGAGCGGATCGTAATATACTATTGCTCCTCTATCATGGTGAATTACGTAACGACCGCAGAAGTAACCATACTTTTTCCTGAAAAGCTTTGCCTCGAAATTCCACATAAGGTTCGCACCTGCCTGAATATCGGGCAAGTCTATACCTTTGGGGATATAAATCAAACTATCGTCCCCACAAAAGGCTGCTTTAATCACTTTGTCCATCGGAATCATCGAGCTCAAACAGGTCGCAATGATGATGGTGTTACCAATAAAGGTTGACACATCACCGCTTTTCCTTTGATACCAAAGACATGTCTTGATCCCGGCTGTATAGTCCTTCAAAGTCGTTTTCCTGTGTCCCTGCTTCCACACTTCTGCTAACCACTCGTCTATCCCAAGCTTTTCCCAGATCTTGTACTCTACTGCGCAATGAAACTCATTTTGTGACTTGTCGTACTTTGAAATGTCGAGTTCCAGAATTTCCATTGCCTGGGTTGAATCGAGGTCAGAGAAAAATTCTTCTATTTGACCAGGTGTTTTTCTCGTATAAAACAGAAATTTTGAAGAGTCCACCCTTTCGAGCAGCATCCTCGTAAGTTCTGCAAACATAGGACCGAAAATAGCATTGATCTTTTTTGAATGATAGACTATCGTCTGCAACGCAGGATATTCGTCCTGAATGCTTAAGTCTAACTTTTGCTTGGGTTGGCTCTTGATCATATGCTTGTACTCATCCACCGCCGGCAAATCTACAAAGTTAAAGTCCGCTAGCTGACCGATCGTAGATGTTTCTTGTTTAGAGAGCCATCTAGAAAAACTTTCCCTTGTTAAGGACATTTTATTCGTTCCACTGAATTCTTTGTCTATGTATGCATCCCAAAACTTCTCAGCTACCAATGATGCAGTATCCTCTATGTCAATCGTCCCTGTCAGATCCGGCGCATTCATGTTTCTTTTTATCATAGCAACTAAATTTTCAAGCAATCCTGCTGTTCTTGGCATTTCTGCCGCGGTTCTTATCTTGGGCTTGAGGAAAATAGGTTGCTCTTTGGGAATTTGCACGGACTTGGAGAAGTCGATTCTGCAATCCTTGACGTTTAAGGAGATATCCCTCAAATTCATGGTGACAGCATCAAATTCATTGAGAATCGTGCTGTTTCCAGGAAGAAGAGTGTCGTAATAGAATTGCATGTCTCGCCAATCACCTGACTTGGGTGTCTGAACAAAAAGATTCGTTCCCTTGAATACTGCATCTATCTGTAATTGCTATTGGATGCCTGCTTCGACCTTGTACATATCGAGAATGAAATTTGACAATTTCTCCATTTCTGAGATCACGTTCACCATCGGATCTAACACAACGGTGTAATACCGACAACGCGTTGTGTGTCTTGTCAGCGCAACTAGAACATGTGGTGATGCTCTTGATATAATCTCTAACGGAGTCGAAGTCAACCGAACAATGGCTGTTTTCTCGTATGTTTCCCCTTGCACCTCGTGCACAGTGTTTACATCCGTGTAACCCTTTTCCAGCAATTCGAACTTGTCAGCCTGTGTGAAAGTCAAAATTTTTCCCTCCAACGGCAAAGTTATCGGGTTTAACGCACCTTTTCCTCTCACCACTTCTGCCTCTACAGACCTCTCAACGGCGCTAGTACACATTACCGCCCCGTCGTACTTCTTGTTTAGGAAAAACGTAACATCAGCGGGGCATCTTAGCGTGATTCTTCTCACCTCCTTCTCGTCCACCACAAGTTTTGCAAAGTGTGCGGGGTACGGGAAATTCGCAACTCTACAGATAAACGGAATCTGTTGTGTATCCCCGTACACGTACGCCACATCACAATGCGATAGCAGCAGCAAGAAATTTACACAACCGGTGTGTAGCATCAACCCCTCATCGATAAATAACCTCTTGAACACTCTCCTCGGAGGGTGCATTAGGAAGGAATCTACCGTTCTTACGTTATCCTTGTCCGCTCTCATAACACCTGCATGATTCGCCCTTCTGATAATCATCTTTGAAGCTTCTTTCCCAGGGACTAAAATCAAGTCTTCAGAGAAGTTCACCTTTTCGATAATCTCTTTCGTCTTTCCACAACCGGGAACGCCGTCAACCAAAATCACCTTTGCGTTCGGCTCCGGAGGTTCTCCATCTAAACAGCATGACGTTAGCGTCTTCAGCTTTCCCATATCGGAGTACACTAAAGAATCGCTTGACACAGCTACTCTGAACCATGTCTCGTCACAAACTGGTTTCCCTTCATCCCAGTTAAGCAATACTATCACCAACTTGTGGTTGGCATCTTCCGCGACTCCCCATGCGTGACTTTTCGCGTTCGGTTTAAGTAACCATCGTCCTCTCCTCACGTCCCACACTCCAGATTTCTCCTGTGATTCTGGATCAGCGCCATGAACATCTCTAAGCACTTTACAGAGATTGGAGACTGTAGCTGACAGCGAAGCACTTAAGTAATCGATGTAGTTCTTCATCTGTTGAACTTTAATCGATCCTGTATACACCGCTGACATCATAGCCCCTCTTTTTACTGCATCTACACTCTTGAGATGAAAATCGGCAATGTTCACATCAAACTTGTCGAAACCACCACCTTTCGGACATATTCCGTACGCCGGTACAGAACCTTCAACGAGATTTTTCACACACGGGAAAGGAGCATCGTTTCGTAAGCTCAACACATCTTCGCGCTCCGCAACCCTCGTCTCCTCGGTTTTAAGTGATTCAGAGATTTCCTCTTCAGTAGGCTTTTTGAAAGGTAACGTCAATTCACACTTCATGATTGCCACCACTACTTTAGCCGCCATATCCGGATCCACGTTTTTCTGCTGACACAAAGTCTTGAACGCCTCTAGATCGAACGAATCGAGATTCTCGAGCACAGATAGCTCAGATAGTGCATTGTAATACTTCTCAGATTCTTCAAGAGGTTTGGAAAGATCACACGATTGAAACTCTTCTGCCTTCTTATACTGCAGCACCAATCTGTCGGAGAACGTGCAGTACAATTCGGGGATTTTAATCTCTAAGGCCTCTTCTGCTACCTTTACAAACCCACCTCGAACGAGAGTCTCTTTGACCGAGGGAATAACCCCCATCAGGGCATCGCAGA